ACCAAGCTGATCGTATTGTAGCTGAGGTGAACCAAGGTGGTGATATGGTTAGGACAACAATTCATGGTGAAGATGAGACAGTATCTTACAAAGCGGTACGTGCATCTCGTGGTAAGTATGCCCGTGCAGAACCTATCTCAGCTTTATACGAGCGTGGATTGGTTAAGCATGTATCTAATCCCCCTGATGGTGCGTCTTTAAACGAATTAGAAACTCAAATGCGAACATGGGAACCTTTAGGTCGAGTAGGTTCTCCAGATAGACTTGATGCTCTAGTATGGGCAATTACAGACCTCTCACTTAACGGATATAGCAAACCCAAACTGACCCTCGCTTATTCAAGTGCTAAGGGACTTTCACGATAATAATTTACTGGAACCCATAGTCATGGTTAAGAAACTCTCTGAGGCCGCAGCTAAAGCCACATTAGGCGTAGCAGGTGATAATACACATAACGGTCAAATCCGTGCGGATGAGTTTCTGCCTGAGCTTCGTGGCAAGAAGGCAATCCGTAAATATCGTGAGATGAGGGACAATGATAGTACCGTTGGTGCTGTCATGTATTCCGTTGAGCAAATCCTTCGTGATGTTGAACTTGACGTAAAGCCAGCTAACGATACTCCTGAAGCACAGTCTGAGGCTGAATTCGTTAAGAGTGTCCTTGATGATATGGACCATACGCTTGACGACCACATTGCTGAGGCTCTTGGTTATCTGTCGTATGGCTTCGGTTGGTTCGAAGTTGTGTATAAGCGCCGTGTTGGCCCTACAGAGCGTTCAGCTAAGAAACATTCTAAGTTCACTGATGGTCGTATTGGTGTCCGTAAGATTGCTTCCCGTGCGCCTTGGACTATCAACAAGTTTGATGTTGACCAGAAGACAGGTGATGTCTTAGGTATCGAACAAGAAGTGGGGTTTATGGGTGGTAAGAACTATATCCCTACTAACAAATCTCTATATTATCGTACTACAAGTCTTAATGGTGACCCTTCTGGTCGTTCTATTCTTCGTAACGCTTATACCTCTTATGAGTATCTTAATAATATCCAAGCTATTGAAGCCATTGCAGTAGAACGTGAGCTTGCTGGTATCCCAGTTGCTCGTATCCCTGCTGAGTATCTCTCAGGTGATGCTTCCGCTGCACAGTCAAATTTCGTCCAGAACCTACAGCAAATCCTTCGTGACGTTAAGTTCAACGAGCAGGGTTACATCATCCTTCCTTCTGACACCTACCCAGATAAAGATGGTGCGCCAACCAATGTCCGTCTAGTTGATATTGAGTTGATGGCTTCCAGTGGTAAGCGTAACATCGACATTAACCCAATCGTTAGTAGGTATCAGCACGACATTGCACGTTCTGTTCTATCTGAGTTTCTTCTGCTTGGGACATCTGGTGGTTCCTACGCCTTGTCCAAGTCGAAGACAGACCTGTACCTCCGTGCGCTTGAGAGTTACATCCAAGCAATCGTAGATATTCTCAACAAACAGTTGGTCGAACGTCTGTGGCAGTTGAACGGTCTGAACTATAGTCTCATGCCAACTATTGTCGCTGGTGATGTTGCTCCCCACGATCTTCGTGAGATTGCTTCCTTCCTCCGTAACCTTAATGGTGCAGGTATTGATGTGTCGTCTCACCCAGAGGTTATCAAAGACCTTATGGACATCGCTGAGTTAGAGTATGACCCAACGCTTACCCCTACCCCAGAGGTTAAAGAGCCTAAACCCGCAGAGCTTACTGAAACTCAAAAGCTGGAACATGAGTTGTTGAAGTCTCTTATCAAAGGAGATTAAACAATGAAGGCAATTGACCTAGCGATAGTCAAAACTCTCTTAAACAGGTCTATCCCTTCTGTTGTCGATGGCAAGGACGGTGTAGACGGTCAGACAGGCCCACAGGGGGCCACTGGGGAGGTAGGACAGGTTGGTAAGCAGGGTCTATCAGGAAAAGATGGTAGAGACGCTGTAGACGGCTTAAATGGGGCAGATGGGCATGATGGCTCTAACGGTGCGGTTGGTAAGTCAGGTAAGTCTGGTGCGGTTGGTAAGGCTGGGCTTGACGGAAGAGACGGTGTAGACGGCAAAGTTGGTCCGCAAGGTGAAGCTGGTACTAAAGGCGACAAGGGTGATACTGGTAAGGGCGTAGCCTCTATTAAAGTTAACTCTGAGGATATGTTAGTCATCACTTTTGATGATGGCACCATGACCATTGCTGGTAAGATGCACTTTACTAGAGAGGTTGCTGGTGGTGGAGGCTACTACACTGGTGCGCCTGTAGGTTCCTTTGGTATCACAGGCACTAAGACTAACGATGCAGGAGAGCTAGTTATTGTAGGTGCTTGGGGCAAGGAGTTCAATACAGGGTTTTCTAACTATTCCCCACAGCAGTTCCTTAACCCTACGTTTTCTTATGTTAATAAGATACTGGTTGACATAGCTTACTCTAATGGCCCCACAAAAGACCTTTCATATAACCTTAATGGGTCACTTAACACATTAGTTACTACGGTTAATGGAGTGGCTACCACAAAGACCTTCAACTACAATGAGGATGGCACATTGGCCTCCATAACCTAACTGGAGGTTAATATGAGTTTTGTTCTTACAACTGCTACAAAGATCACACAGTCTGGTACGGACGCTGACCTGTCTGGCCTTGCTGGCATTGCTGGTGTTGTTGTCGAAGGCGGTGCTCTACAAACTGTTTATACTATCCCAGATACAGTCACACTTACACTCACTGGTGAACTGAATATTAACCCTGACACTGAGTTGCTGTTCTTCGCTAACACAGTTCAGTACACTAACCAACAAGAGCTTCGTCAAGAGAGTGGATCAACACTCAACATTAATGGTTCTACCGCTGTAACTTGGCAAACTGATCCTTTATACTCACGTACAACCTTCTTAAGGTTTAACAGAGATAATACTGGCGCTAGTGGTACAGGCGCACAAAACGCTTGTTGGTACTTAGATGGTAACGCAACCCTTAACTGGGTCGGTGGGTCAGCTATTGGTGCTCCAGTTGTTTACTGGAACGGGACGCACAAGCTCATTGAGGGCCGTTGGATTGGGATTACTGCGTCCTACGGGATGATGTTCCGTATCCGTGGAACTATCCCAACTGACGGGTTTAAGAACTTCTTTATCTCTAGTCACAGAACTGTTATTGATGTTTCAGCCACTACAACATTTGATAGACTGTCAACAGTAAACAGCTTGACCGAAGGGCGTGATCGAAGAATCTTCACCAACTTTAATGGTCAGAATGAATACGACACTTGGACACGTAACGGCTACACCAGAACGTACATAAATAATACGACAGGCATGAATCTCAGGGTTGACGCTTTTACGAATAGTACCACTCAACGTGGGGGTCAAATTCCTGTCTACAAAGACTACGTTTTGAATATTGTTGATGGTGAAAAGACGCCTCTAGTTGGCGCTGAAACCCGTGTCCTGACGTATGACGACGGCAACCGTATCAACTACCCAGCATTGCCTAACGCAGTGGATGAGGAGCTAACGTTTATTGATTTAACTTCCATCGAAGACTCATTTGCAACCTCTGATGCCCTTGGGCAAGTGACAGGCCAAAAGCTACTTAAGACTTGGACTGCACGTATCCCTGCGACTGAGCCTACAGGCAATACCATCTCTAGGTTCTGCAAGTATCCTCTGGATGCAGTGAAGCAAGATAAGTCTTTTGTTGATGTTGTGTCAGTGACCTATCTGCAATCCTTGATTGTCTACGAAGTCAACTTCAATGGTGCTGAGGTGCTTGAGCAAGATATTACCATGTTCCCTGACTTCGTGGTTACTGAGCAGGATGTAGCTGTTACAAACGCATACGCAACAATCGACACGCCAGCGGAGTTCTACGATAGGGCTAAAGCGTATCTTGTGGGCAATCTTGGGACAAACTTGGCGCACATTGTTGGGAGAGAGGGAAACCTACTCAACGCTGGCGCTTACAATGTCGCTATTGATCCAGTGGCTGCTGCACCGTTTGCCCTAGTTGGAAACACCATCACGATTAAGTCCTCCAACTTTGTTGGTGATATGACAACGACTGGCTTAATCACACTCTTGAATGGTGCTGCGTTCACAGGTATTCGTACAGATGCCAACGGCACGGTCTACCCGAACTTGAACATCAGCATCTCTGGTATCTCAGCGGGGTCTCGTCTCTACGTCTTCAACGAAACCACATCCACTGAGGTTGTTAATGAAGTTGTCGCTGGGACTACCTACATCGAAAGTTACCCTGAGGGCACAGGTTATTCCGCTGGCGATGTAATTAAAATCCGACTGACTAAAACTGACGGAGTTACAGCTAAACTAGGTTACGAGACTGTCACAGTGGCATCTTCCCTTGGTTGGTCAGCCCTTGTGTCCCAAGTAGATGATACAGTTTACGGCTTACTTGGTGTTGATGGTAGCTTGGTTAATAAGTTCCAAGCGGATTACATTAACCTAGAAGTTGACTTAACTATAGCTGCTGACTTTACGGTAGCAGAAGTCTATGCTTGGTGGTCGTACAACTTAACGACAGAATCTGGCATTAGGAACTTCTTTGGTGGACTTACAGCCTTGGATTTAGCTAACTTCAGAATTGATACTGGTGTAGTAGACTTGCGTTTGGATAACACAACTAATGTTAGCGTAATTCAGACAGACAACAGAAGGCTCTACCGCTCGGATGAACTTTACCCAGTTAAGTCTCCTACAACAAGCGGCTACGGACTTGATGTAGTTTGGCGTAACACTGTGCTTGTGACTGGGCTTACAACCGCTCAGGAGACTAAGTTGTTCTCTCTGGACACTGACAACCTAGATGCAGCAGTCTCAACAAGGTCTACCTTTGACCCTGATGCGGACGTTGTAGCTAATGTGGCCCTCGTGGATACAGTAACTGCTAACACTGATATGCGAGGGACTGACGGTGCAAGTACGTTTGACCCTGCTATTGACGATGTTACCACTGACACAGCTAGTAGGGACGCTTCTAAAGCTGACTTAACTGCACTTGAAGCAGATGTAACTTCAATCAAGACTAACACTGGGTTAATACCAGCTCTACTATAACTTAAAGGGTACGATATGCCAACTTGGTCAAAACTGCTTTATCAACACGATGCCCTAGCTATTGCCCAAGGTGACGTTAGCTACTACTCCTCAGTAAATAAGTTTGGGGCTAACTTCGATATTGACTTGGGTACTGACCCTGAGTCCATCTGGACTGCTGGGGGACTTTACCCTTGGGGGGCATTTATCTTCCCCGCATTCTTAAAGTTAGTCTCTACTGTAGCTACAGACACCTCCAACATAACCCTTGAGGGTCTGGACGAAGAGGGTAAGCCCCTAATTGTGGTAATGCAGATGCAAGGTACGACTGTTGTCCAAACCTCTGTTAAATTCCTCCGCATTTACCGTATGGAATATGACGGGGGTACTTTAAACGCAGGGACTATTACAGCTACTGTCGATCTTGTTCTTGATTATGTTGTAGCTCAGATCGAACCTGAACTGGCCCAAACCCTGATGGCTATCTACACTGTCCCAAAAGGTTACACTGCTTATATGACCAGCTTTGACTTCTCTCTACCTAGAGGTAAAGACGCTCAAATTAGGTTGTACATAAGGGAGTTTGGGAGTTCTTTCAAGATTAAACACTTGTCTGAGGCTTATGAAAACTCATACCGTTACAGCTTCGATGTACCCCTAAAACTACCTGAGCTTACTGACATTGATATGGTTGCAGCAGAAGTCGAGACCGCAAACACTAGGGTATCTGCTAACTTTCAGTTGACCCTAGTAGACAACGCAAGGCCAAACAGATGAGTGTTCTTAAAGGACAATACGCAACAGACGTATTCACTACGGAAGCTGAAGCTAGGGTTCGCTCTATGGCAATGGGTCTTGGTGGTGAAATTCACGTATCTGACTATAATGAGCAAGCTGTCTATATGCCAGCAAGTTCAGAGGAGGCTTATTTAGATTACTACAGGGCCATTGCTGGCCTTGAGCTAGGTGGACCTGCCGATAAGGCTGAGGTAACAGGTAAGAAAATGACAAATACAAATATTGAAGGTAAAATCCTTAAGACCGACGACGAACAACGTATGGTTTATGGTTGGGCATCAGTAGTAACCGAAGACGGTGAACCTGTAGTAGACCGCCAAGGGGATATTATCGAAGCTGACACACTTGTGAAAGCTGTTAACGAATTTATGGAGCATGTGCGGGTCGGCAAGGCTATGCATACTGGGGAACAAGTTGGTGTCGTAGTCCACTCCCTCCCTATTACCAAAGAGATTGGTGATGCTCTTGGAATCCAGTCTAACCGTGAAGGATGGGTTGTCGCATACAAAGTGTACGACGATGCAGTCTGGGATATGGTTAAATCTGGTCAACTCGCTGCGTTCTCTATAGGTGGACGTGCTATGAAAGAAGAGGTATAACTTGCCCAATCTCTTAAAAAACTTGCACCTTGAAGAACTTTCCCTAGTGGATCGTCCAGCCAATGCTCAGGCAATGGTTAGCCTCTTTAAGCGTGACAATACCGATGAGGAAACTACTAAAATGAATGAAGAAGAAATGGAAG